GCCATATCTTGCCAAGCTGCTTGTGCAGCCGGTAGTCCGCCGCCGCTACTTCCGTGCCCGCACCAAAAGCGCTCTCAGTATCGATGTACAAGCCCGTTATGCTATTCACCGGAAAGTGGTCGAGGTACAGCGTGCGCCTGCCGTTACCGTCGTAGTACTCGGTATAGTCCTGTGCAATAAAGTGCCGCCGGCAGTAGTTGTTAACATATCCACTAACCGAGTCTATCATCGTCTCGACAACAGACTTATACTCGGAGCTCCCAAAGATATCACCATCGACATCTTCCCTAAGCCACGTAATAACCTCTGAGTATCCAACTATGGCAATACTTCCGTTGACAGCCATTACACTACCTTGTGGGTAACCACATTCTCGTCCATGCGCGGTGAATACGTGCCAAGCTCATAATACAAAGGCTCAATTTCTAAATGCCGCCGCCCGGAGCCTGTGTTGAAAGTCAAATATTTAATTGGTAAATCTATCACCTGAGTAAACTCCGACTCATTTTCCGGCTTAACAACAATTTGGACGTGCTGGCAATCGTGTTGCTTAACCCGCACTATAATCTTAGATGCCTTCGACTCTATTAACCGCCCTGCCATTACACTACCATCTCCTGCGGCACCCGCCGCTTGATAATCTCAATCAGTGTCTGCGCACTCTTGTCCCACGTGATGTCGCGCCGTATCCGGGCCGCGCCCTTCTTGCCCTTAGCCACCGCTTCTTCATACCGGTGGTATATCTGCCACATCCGCTCTGCATAGTGCAGCGGGTTAGGGCTCGCTGCATTGCCCGCATGTTGGGGCCGCTCCACCGTTGGCGCATCCGGTATAATCTGTTGCGTGTATACCGGAGTCATGGTAAACCGCACCGGGTACGCTTCCTTTGCAGACACGTAGTCAGGCGGTGCGCTCCACGGCGTATAGATAGTAGGCAGCCCGGTTGCCAGCGCTTCTGCTATAGGTAGCCCGAAGCCCTCCCCCATCGTTGCACCGCAAAAACAATGCGCGTCGTGGTACAAGTCCGCCATCGTAGGCATTCCACTATCATCTGGCTCCATCGGTAAGAATCGCGTATCAACTATAGCGTTCTCCGCCTGAAACACCCGCTCCCGGGGCATGTTCTCATAAATGGGCTTGCCGTTCTCAAACCCGATTACGTGCTCACCCTCAGACACCTGTGTCGTCTTCAGGTACAACAGCGTCTTGTCTATAAGCTCTGGCTCACTATGTGCAGCCATCTCCCTGAATAGCTTCCAGGCCACCAGAAGGTGCTCATACCCTTTGCGTGGGTTGGAAGCGCCTATCCACAGGAACACAAACTTCCCATCTCCGGGGTGTGTCCGCTCTTTATACGTGTACTTGTCTACGTCCACCCCTTCCCAACACACATCTACAGAGTGGTGAGGTAGGTACCGTCTAAACAGCTGCCGGTTATGGTGGCAAGGCACCACAATGTGGTCAGCCCTTTGCGCACGCGCTACCCAATGCGTCGGAAGAGCGTCCATTTCATACATCGTGTACAAAAAATTTCTCTTCCCTTCTATAGGAACAAACGTATCAGCTGTTGTCAGGTGTACCGCTATCGGGCTCTCCGTCGACATCGACACCCCATTCCGGAGGAGCGCTGCCTTCAGATTCCGCTGATGCGTCGAATACCCCAGCGCGTTTCCCGCGTTTTGATTCCAGTCCGCTACCCAGTTTATTGTCACCACCCACTCCTTTGGTTATGACTTGCTGTCTCGTTACCCATCCGCAGCGTACGCATAGCGTCTCGTTAGAATCGTCCGTGATTCTGCCACACTCCGGATTGGTACAAACTCTTTTGTTTCCAAACATATTCCACCTAAACGGGGCGCCCCGAAGGACGCCCCTATAGCTCCGCTAATACTACTATGCCGCGGTAACAATACGTGCGTACATCTTAGGCAAGCCGTGAGCGAATGCCCACCGGTTGAAGAAGTAGAAATTGACTAAGCCATTCTTCATAGAAGAATAGGGGTCAGTCATAATTTCCATGTTTCCCAACCGCTCACCAATGTAGAAGCCACGCAAGTCACCAAACAGGATAAATCCCGTTGCAGCCGCAGACGTAGAAGGCGCCTCTTCGACAAGCGTGTACGGATACCCAAGGATACGCTCGGAAGGCCCGTCGACCTGGTTGAGCATAAACAAGGGCCGCCCATCACTGTCAGTAAGCCCCATCACGTTATTCCATGCCACCGTCCGGTGCATGAACCACCGCGCATTCCGCAGTCGGGTGGAAGGAATCTTCCCAATGACATTCCGCATGTTAGAGGCAAGAAGCTCGCTAAATGCAGTACTGCCAGAGCCGAAAACCTCAGAGTAACCGGCCTGCGCAGAGAAGACGCCGGAGAAAGCCGCGCTACCCGTGGTAGTGTTGCTGAATACCTGGTCGTCAATCTTCTGTCCCGCCGCTTCGGTGAACTGCGAAAGCAACACACCAACCAAGTCAGCGCCAGCGTCGTCAAGGACTTCCTTGGACGCCTGGGTGTAACCGGTGAGCCGCTTAGCAGTCAGCGTCACCTGGTCAAAGGTGGGGGTGCTTTCCTCGATAGGATCGGCCTCAGCTTCCCACTTCAGGGATACGCTGGCAGTCTCCCGGGGCACCGTCTGCACGTCGGAAATCATCGGGACAACCGTGGCGTACTGGAGCGCCGCCGAGTTCTCACGGATGTACGAAAGAATCTCCATCCGCTGCTCGGTGGGAGTAAGCTCACCCTCGGTTGCCTCAGTCAAGTCCTTAGTCATGACAGGGACATTGCCCTTGCCATGGTAGGCGCCGTAGATGGCGTCGCCAAAGTCCTTGAAGATTTTCTCCGCTACCTCGGGCCGGTGGAGAATGGTGTCTTTGATAGACGCGGACACCCGATTATCATTGCGCGCCACACCAACCTCTGCCTTGAGGTTACGTACTACACCCGAAGGACTCTTGTACCGGGACGCGGGCTGTCGGGGAATCTCAATGTTGGGAACCATGCTGCCCTTAGCAGTCTTCTGGGCTTCCTTCATCTCATCCGCTTGGGCCTTCTCGCGCTCGGCCTTGGCCTTCTCTTCCATCTCGGCACGAACCTTAACCTCGGCCTCTTCCTCAATGGCCTTAATTAGCTCGTCTTCCAACTCTGCCCGCTTTGCCTCATCAGTTTCTTTCTCGATGAGCATGCGCAGCATCTTAATCTTATTCATTACAAAATCTCCTATCTGCTTTATAAGCTGCGCCCAGATAGTGGCTCTTCTCAGGTTCCTGTTTCGCCGCTGTGGGCGCAGGCTCCGGTAGATACTCGGCTATCTCGGGCTTGTCGAAACCCGCACCCTTTAGGGCCCGGATTATGTTTGCGTTTCCATTAGCAGGCACTGGTACCGCAGACGTCTCTAAAAGCTCCGCCTCGGTAAACACCACACGCCCGTCTTTATCTCTGTCCCACTGCTTGGGGATAAACCCAACCGAAAAGGACGACATAAACCCGTTGTCGTACAGGTACTGTACTTCCTGGGCGAACTCAGTCTTTGCAAACTCAATGTCCAGGTACAGGCCGTTACTATCTATGCTGCCGCCCGTCGCCTTGCCTACTGGGGGCTTGGAATAGTCGTGGGCCCACAGGATGACGGGGTTTTTGCCTAAGTAGTCGGGTAGTGACAGTTTGAACGCACTCGGGTCGATGCGCTCGTTATCCCTGTCTATGTCACCAGTGGATGCCACAATACGATACTTGCCTTCCGCCTGCTCAAGCCGCCCTTTAAGTTTTTTATCCATCTAACTCGTCCTCATTGAATATGGCCGTCGTAATACATCGACAGTTAATAGTCTCGCTCGGGTCCGCGTCTGGGTCGTGGGGGCGCTTTAGCCCCGGCTTAAACTCTTCGCCATACCGCACAGTTTTTCCGTCCAACGGTATGTGCGCGTCTCGCACTCTGTCATCACGCGACGTTATCCACCGTAAGCCAACCGGCTTTGCTATCTTGTATACTTCTTCTCGCCCATCAGCAAAGGCAGCGAAGGTTTCAGTGCGCGCTATCGTTCCCACCCTGCTCTCTGCGTTATCGAGCGAGTGGCCTACCTTATCAAACACAAGTCCCGCCCGCTGATCCATCGGTAAGCCTTCTTCAATACCCTGTTGTATGGCGTCTCGGATAGACTGCTTGACATCTTCCCGTACCGTCTCGTTAATGCGCCCTATCTTTGTCACGCGTTGTGAGACGGCCGCCACAATGCGCTCGTCTACGTTGGCCCTGGCTTCACGCCCAAAAGGCACATCCACTTCCACGGAGTCAAACCCAAGGCCAGCCGCTTCCATCATGTAGGGCCGCACGGCCTGGCGCACTTCCGCATCGCTTAGGATATCGTCTACCCACTCCAAAGCGTCCCGGGGCTCTGTTGGTATCGCTTTAACTTCCGCATTGCGCCCGCTGCCCTTTACCAGCCGGTTAAACAGTTGGTTGCGTACACGCTTGAAATAGCTTCGCACTTCCTTGCGTAGCTTACCTTCCGTCGGGCGCAGTCTGTTGGTAACACTATGCCACTTTACTTCCCGCATACTTGATAGGGCCATATCAGTAGAAAGCGGATTTGGCAATTCCTTGACACTTCTCTCTTCTTGCGTAGGCTCTGCCACAGGCTCCGGTTCTGGTTCCGTGCTGCTTGGCGTAAACCCAGCAACGGGGGCAACCAACCGCCTTACCGTATCCTCATCAAGGGACGGGAACCCTATGAGTATCAACTCCACAGCCGACTCGGCAGGAAGCAACCCGTCCGCAACAGACTGTATGATACTTTGCACCGCCTGTATCTGCGCTCCGTTTAATGCCAGCCTTTGGACGTCTTCGGTTGCGCCAAGTAATGCAGCTTCTTTGTCTTCTTCTTCCTTAAACCCAAGCCCTAAGCGCTCGTTGATATCATTCTTAGACCAACCTATTTCATAGAATGTCTTGGCCGCCTGCGCCTTCTCAAGTATCTCAGCATTCAACACATCGATAGCGTTAATGTTGAAGCGCCCTTCATACCCCAATGGGTTGAGCAAGTCCCGGTTAAACGCAGACTCAATAAGCCGCATCAACGGTATCAGAGTCTTTTTCCAGAACGACAAGTCCGCACTCAATGCAGTAGCGAAGTTGATATCCTCATACTGCATCAACTCCGTCTTGGGCACCCGGAACACTCGTGCTATCTCTTCAAGCGAGTACCTGCGCAGCTGTAGGTACTCCATATCCTTGTTGGTGATATGGGGCATGGCCTTAACGCCACCATCCAGGAGCAAGTCCCGGTGGTGGTGCCCGCGCCTGGACTCTATCAGCTCTTCACGCAACCGCTCGTACTGTTGCTCGCCTAGGCTCTCGTCCGTGGTATACACAGTCCCGGGGGCAGAGCCACGCTTGAAGAACTCACGGTTGTACAGTACCGCCTGGTAGTCGTTCTCTATCCCGAGCCGCGCAGCTTCCAGGGGCGCCATGCCCTTTACCGGATGCCGGGGATTAAAGTACTTGGGTAGTATCAGCCTATCTCGCCGGATAAACATGGGCTCAGAGTGCCTATCCTGCTTATACGATATGCCCGCAAAAAGCCCGTCTACGATATTAAACGTGGCGCTGTCCGGGTTGAGTAGCGAGAGCGCAATGGGTACGCGCTGGCGCTCTTCATCATCCTTCATGATAGGAGCGTGCCCGCGTAAATCCATCCACGTAACAATGCCTTCCCACAGCTCGTACTTGCTAAGGTTAGCGTTAGGGTTGTCAAAGAGCGTATGTATTGGCCCGGACTCTATGGGGTCTTCCCCGCCTTGCAGGTATACCTCAAAAGGCACCTGCGCGACGTTAGTAGCCTTGGCCCGGATAGCAGCGTACACTGCGGGCGACTGCGAGTAGGCATCAGTAACCTTCTCGTTGTCTTCGTCCAGGTTGAGAAGGCTGCGTAAGTAGGGAGTACGCAGTGTAACATCCTTCTCCGCCAAGGACACACCACCGGTTAGCTTATCGTAGAGCCTGTCCACCGCTTTGTTTGCTGCGTCGTCCAGGCGCTTGGTTCTGTTGAATAGTTTCACAGTGCTCTTATCCTCGGCTCTTTACCGGCCCATATCTTCTCAACTGCATAACGTAGGGCGTCAATCATATGGTTATGGCTATCGACTATAATCGGCAATACATCGCCCGTGCGCTTGTCTACCTTGTAGCTGTAGTGCTTCAGCTCGTCCGCTGTGTGCTTGCACCGCTCGTGCACTACTATCTCCCTAAAGGAGCGCAGGAACTCTACGCCGCTCTCTATCGAGCCCTTGCCCTTCTTGGCCGAGCGGATGTTGAACCCCCGGTTTCGCAGGTGGCTGATGAGCTCGGGGCGAGCAGAATCCGCGGTGATAGTCCATCGATTAACGTCTGGCACGGCGGCTTCAAACAGCGCCGCTGTATCATCAATCTCCACCCCAACCCCATACGCTTCACGATCCACATAAAGGGCGTCTCCGACGATGTAGCAACGTATAAGTGTGGTGGGGTCTTGCGCGAAGCCCCAGTCAGCCCCCAGGTAGAACGTTGCATCATCCGGCGTCTCAAATACCGCCGTGCGCCACTTGCCGTGGAATACCTGCGCGTTTGATATCGTGCGTGGCTCCCCTTCCCATACGTGTAGGTAGCGCTCGTAGTCAGTCTCCTTGTCGTACTCAAGCTCTCTCAGCAAGGGCGCCGGGAAGTAGGGGTTATCGTCATAGTTTATCTTGACGACTTCCGCGTCCGGACGCTCTTCGGTAACAAACATCTGGTAGACGGGGTCGTCTTCCAAGTCCGGGTTGAACGATATCCATATCTCGCTGTTGGGCTCCCGGATAGTCGGTATCAGGTTGTCCCACGCTTCTTTGCTTACCGCCTGCGACTCTTCTACCCACGCAATGGTTACACCATCGAGCGACTTTATCCGGTGCGGGTTTTGCAGGCCCCGGAATATAAACTCGCTCCCGGTAGCCATACAGTACAACCCGTACTTAGTTTGCTCGAAGTGCCCGTCAACACCAGCATCCGCTATAACACGCTTCATTACCGAAAGTGCCGAGTCAGCTAAGCTATTCTGCGTCTCCCTGGTACATAGGATGCGCTCTTTGCCCTGTAGGCCACGGGTGGTGAGATACTGGGCTATCCCGTAGGACTTGCCGGAGCCACGGCCACCATACGCAACACGGTATCTTTTGTTACTCCTCCAGAGCTTCGATATCTTCGGTATCGGTAGGATCTTCGCCATGTATGACTTCTATCACCTGTGGTGCGCCGCTTACGTGCTGCCGTACTGTCTCCACGGGCCTGCCGTCTATCCTGTCATAGATATATCGCAACGCATTCAGGTTGCCTTCCCTGGCAAGCTCCAACAGCTTTTGTGCAAGCTCTTCTTTATCGGTAAGCTCTCGTAGCGCGTCCGTCAATGTCTCGCCTTTCTTGGGGCGCCCGTTGGGGTTGCCCGATTCGCCTGGTTTCCATTTCATAGTGTTTACCGCCTGTTTTGCAGGCTAATGGCGGGGGGAGGGGACGATCCTCCATCTATGGCTTATGAGACCATTGTGTTACCATTACACCACCCCACTAAAAAAGGGGCGCAACGCGCCAAGGAGTAAACGCGCTGGCCCCAAAAGAAATTGGAGTATCTCTTACTTTAATTATACCACATTGGTGCAATACGTTTTTGGGCATAAGCCGCCATAGTCATGGAGTAAACGTTTCATGTATGAAGGAGTCGATATGATAGATAATGATATCGTTTTTTGTCACGTGTTTCTCGCCCTTCTCAAGCTCCGACAACCTTTGGTAATACACATTGTCAGTGCCCTTTTCAAACACCAGAAGTATTGTGTCAATGCCAAGGTCGTTATATATCTGTAACCTTAGGTCTCGCTGTGCAACATCAAGTCCCGTACCCCAAAATGGCTCTGGTTCGTATAGCTGCCTGCTTTTTACCTCGACAATAGTGTAACGCCCGTTGTGTTTGTATATCCAATCTATCTGTTGGTGGTTGTTGAGACCGTGGCTTTTTAACCACAGCCTACCCAAACGCTCCGCTTGTATACCTTCATCACGTATTGCCACTTTCATTCCCCCACACGTCAAAACCATCTATCTGTCGCCGGTTGAAAATATCTATACGCCTCCCGCCAGTAACACGCCTAACAACATCGTAGAAAGCTTCCGGCTTCTCGCTGTGTGCTTTCCTTGGGGCGTCAAAGCAAACCGGGAAGGCTTTCAAGTCGATGAATTGGGGTGCACCCTTACGGGCATAGATGGCAAACTCGCAGTTATATTGAGGCAGTCCGAACGGTTGGAACCCGCCTGGCTTGTGCCACACAAAGGTGCAGACGTATTTGAAGCCCCACTTAGCAACGAGACGGAGTGCCATAGGTAGGAACTTGTGCGTAGTCCACACCCACAGGTGACAGTCGTCTGCCGCTGGTATATCAAGGGCCTCCAAATCAGACTCCGACATAGTAGGATAGTCAAATGAAACCTGATTGGGTGCCACATCACGCTCTATTTTTTCCATCGGCCACGGTGGATCTATAACAACCACATCATACTCTCCGGTAAGAGGCTCCACCTGGGAAGAGGCGACAAAATCTAACCGCTCCTTGTATTCCTTCTTTTTTTCTGCTTGCTTAGTTTTGGTATAAGCCGCGTTGATGCTTAGCTCACCTGATTCCATCTTTGCTTTTGTATTTGTGTCACCAGACTCCGTTACTTTCTTATACTTTGCAGCGGTGTCTACTGATACACCCGCATAGTCTGCCGCCTCTTTGACTGTGTTGATTGGCTCCAACTTTTCAGATTCCTGAAAACTTGCCCCAGGCTGATTGCCCTTGCGAGCACTCATGTTCTTTTCAGCCTTGGGTTTTAACAATTTAGCACGTTCAAACCCGAGCTCGATCAAAGCATGCTTCGGTATGTTTCGCCTTCCCCGCGCATTATCAATCATCCACAGCTTAACAGCTGTTCTATCATCAAATGATTGCTCAATCGTAGTATATGGAAGGTTGTGCCGCTGTGCTATTGCAAGACGGTTATGCCCATCTATCAGTATGCCTTCTTCAGCCCATACAACAAGTGGCTCGCGTATCCCGTCTGCTAAAATCAGTGCCTCAAGACCACGGAGCTCTTCTTCCGTTGGCTTGTGTATGTAGTTCTTTAGTTCTTCATCGATTCGCATTATTCATCCCTGTACTTGTCTGCAAGATCAATAATAATTTGCTTTATTTGCCCAATACCTTCCTTGATCATAGTGTTTTTGTCACCTGTATAAAATCTGCCACTTCCGTCGTCATAGCAGTTTCGACGATCTATCGCCTTTTTAATCGCTATGATTTCAGATAAGTCCTTGCGTATCTCAGTTAGGCCTAATGAACTCATAAACACTCCAAATAAAAAAGCCCCCGTCTGGTGTGTGCTCACCGTAGGGGGCTGGACGGTTAATCGCCCGCGCAAGGAGCACACCCTACGCCGACAATCCGTAGCAGAACCATATCACAGGTTACACAACTATACAAGCTCTTCGTCGTCAACTAACCTGTTTTCTACAGGCCGGTATTCATGTCTTGGTGACATCCAGGAATCGCACTCAGGGGGCATTGTGGTGTAGTTGTAGACATCACGTAATCGGTGCATCGTCGCAACTGCCACACGGAAGTAAAAATCATCCGTCTTGCCTGGCAGCGCGTCGCCTATTGTCTGCCACGC